AAAATTTTTTCAAAAAAAAAAAAAAAAAAAAAAAAAAAAAAAAAAAAAAATGAGAGACCGGCGAAGCCGATCCCTCATCTCTCGGAATATCCACTGGTTAAAATATGTATGAATTGAAAGTTCTGCAAAGTTAACACAAAATTTTGAAAAACCAATCACCACCGCATAAAAAAGGGAGTCAATTTCTTGACTCCCTGAATTCCTAATATTTATGAAAAACTCGTGGTCACGATTCACATCGTAACAATCACCCTCACGGGATTCCGAACCTTAAAATTCTATCAAGTAACGTCCTATGAATAAACTCTTAACTCTTCAAATCACATTACTTTTTACGACAATAAATCATAAAAATCATAATTATTGCACACGGTAGCATCAGTGGCAACGCCACGAGCCACCACGGAAGGTCATAGACTCCGAAGATCTTAAAGCTCAAAAGGACAAAGCACGTCAGAGCCCACACCCAGAAAAACGACATTGATTTCATGATTTTAGCCATTAAAAGAAAAGATTAATATCACAATAGAATTACATCGCAAAATTAGCAAAATTGCGCGAAGAGTCAGCGAGCAAAACCAACAATTTTGCTCAAAAATCCATAAAATTGCGAAGAACCGCGTAAAAAACCACCCGTTCCCACGAAATTATGTTAAATAGACCTGTCCGCACACGAACCCCAAGAGACCCCACCCATAACAGGTTCCGCGTCCGGCACCATGCCCCGGAAGGGGCGGAAGGGGGGATGCAAGGGGGGAAGGAACAACCCCCCTGCTGCGCGTCCGACCGGGCAGAATACCGGTACCGCGTCCAGTTCCTTGCCCCCTGAGGGGCGGGAGGGGGTGCAGGGGGAGGGAAAGCCCCCCTGCTGCTCCAGAAGACCGGGCACAAAAAAAGGGAGCCGAAGCCCCCTAACGGTCACAAACAATCGTCACAACCGCCCGTTATCCATATAGCTGTAATAATCATCCTTAGTAATAATGATATGGTCAAGCATCTTGATTTTCATAAACTTGCAGGCATCGCGCAAATCTCGCGTTATATCGTCATCCTGTGGCGACGATTTAAGCCCTCCTGACGGATGATTGTGGCACATAATAACACCCTCCGCACGTGACAAGATAGCCCCCGCCATTATCGCATGCAGGTCAAAAACAGTAGCAACAGCCGAACCCATAGAAACGTTATAAAACCCTATCGGCTGGTTCCGCCGATTCAGATACAAAACTTTCAGATGTTCGCGGAATTCAATCTCTCCCGGCTCAAAAGTCTTTACAAACAGCTCATGCACATCACGCGCACACTTTATATTAACGTTATCTATAACCCTGTTACTATACGATAATTTGATTTCAGGTAGCGAAGTTTTAACTTCCGTGTTCTCCTCCTTCTTCGGCTCTGCCTTCGGCTCGCTCTTCTTCGCAGCTCTTTTGACAACCCTCTTAGCCTTCGGCTTCGGTTCCGGAGCCGGTGCCGATGTAATCTCCTCGCGTGGTTCCTCTTTCGGTTCCGCTTTCTTCTCCTCGCGGTTCATCGTCACCACCAATTCAGCAGCGAAGGGCGTAGAAACAGCCTCAATAGCGTCATTATATCGGTCAATCTCCTCGCAGATGCGGAAATAAGCCCCCATCCTGTCAGCAACAAGCGCGGAAGTACGAAGATTTTCAAGAAACTTTCTTCGTGCTGTCAGCTCCTCCACGTTGCCGAACGGCAGCCCCTTTGTCCCCTCCTCGGGGTTGTTGCGCTCCCAATGGCGGCAAACCTTAGCCCGATATTCGTTATAGTCAGCAATAGCAGCATCAACAGCCGCAAAATTATTTTCTTCAGTAAAATCAAAATCAAACAATGATTTCGGGAAATTCACGTTATTCATATAGAAAAATTTAAGAACTTTGTTCGTGGCTGCCTGTGAAGGTCGCCACGAACTTTTTTTAATAATCAATTAAGAAATAATCTCGTCAATATAATAATGCAGGTCACCACGGCGAAACTCCATGCAACTATCCTTTGGATAGTACAATTCATCGGGTTCGCCCTGAAGTTCTGAGCACATTGAGCCAAGAGCAAAAGCAGCTTCGGCAAGGGTTGCGAACGTTGCGAAAAGCTGGGGAAACTCCTCCCCATCGCGTTGAGTCGCGATAATAAAACGAAAATTCAACATAATAGAAAAATTTAAGAACGATATAAAAAATTTAAACCCTCTCACTTTTGAGCGGTGCGGAAATCAGTCTTTCCGTATGCAAAATTAATACTTTTCCGCGACATAGCAAAATATTAAAGCATTAATTTTCAGTAAATTAACCCCATTTTGCACCCATAAAACCGAGACACCGCCACGATACCGCCACCGTCACGCCACATGCGCCCCACCCCACCGAAAAAACTTTTATCCCACCCCCCACGACCGCGCAAAAACCGCGCTCATGCGCCACCTTTCCGCCACTGAAAAAGTGAAAACACTGACAGACAGACAGAAAAACCCCATTGTCGCGGACTTTTGTCCGCTTGTGTCGGAACCGACCCTGCCGTGTCCTGCGCCTTTTGAAAAAATTACCCTTTGAGATTACCGCTATATGCAGGACACCCCCGACAGACCCAACCGAGCGACAGCCAACAAGTTACCGCCACGCCACCACCGCAGACGGGCGGTAACTTTGTCAATGCAAACGAACGGGCGGTAACGTCAGCCACACATTACCGCCCACACAAAACGCCACACACAAGACACCCCGAAACATCCCCGGTAACATCCGAGGATGCCCGGTAACATCACCCGAACGAAGACGCCACCACGATAGACCGGGACACCGGGAAACGCTCACACCCGATGGCAAGAGTATCGAAAGCATCAGAACCGTCAGTACGCGCCTCAAGCCTACCCTCCGGCGAATCCGTCTCCGGCAACTTCTCCCCACGCTTATCCTTACCACCGTTATACACCCCGGCTGTCTGTATCGAGATGAGCAAGTCCTCATTGTTTTCCCTGTTAAAGAACGGAATCAACCGCGACTGCCCGGCAAACATCCGGTTAATCAGCAACATCTTCTCCATGTGGTGCATAGGCTTCCCGATATACTTCTCCTTGACCATCCAACCATGCCTCTTAAACTCCATTGCAATCACATAACGGAAGTCCTCGTCATTGACAGCATAGTTGGATGTCCGGGCAGTCGAGTCATAGTAAAAGATAACCTGCTTACGCTTGTGATATCGGTAGTAATCACAGAAGTCACTCACCAGCTCCCGCAACTTACGCTCATACTTGACAAAGAAAGATTTGATTACCCGCAACTGCCTGCCCCTGACCTGACCGGCAACCAGCCAGTTAATATTGGCGTTATAGTCAAATGCCACGCAGATAGGCGCGTTAGGATCCACGTCACCATCAAAGAGAGATGACTGATCCTTTAGAGCCTCGAAGTCATAACCTCGATTATCATACTCCGACACGTTAGGCGCGGAATACTTATTATTCTCTGTCATCTTACTATAAAACCCATCACGGGCAATACCAATGCGTTTGCACAACACGGATGTCTGGAAAGTAAGCGGCGGCAGGTCACGCTTAAGCTGCCTGATAAACGACTCCCCAAGCACCTGCATATTATCTATAGTCGAGACCTCACGGTAATCAACGGCTGCATAACGCAACTGACATATAGACCTGTGGAGACCACGCAGATGCTTGCGCAGATACTCCGGAGGATTGACACCACGCTCCTGCATCTCGCGCACCTTAGACTCCAGATGCCATATCTCGGCAGACAAACCCCGGATAGTCTCAATCAGTTCCGGGTCACATTTCTTTGAGTAGTCCAAGAACCAAGAACCCTTCTTAGTCACCGGCATATCAGATGTTATCAACATAGAGTGATGATAATACTTGCTACCGAAATACTGACGGTTGCCTCGCATAGCCTGAAACGTCTCATTATTAAGCTGCTCATAATCTATGAACTTAGCCTCGTCAATATCGAGAGCATCAAAACTATGAGAGTTAGACGTTCCCGACCTGTCCTGTGAGATAATAAACCCGATAGAGCCATTATAAAACGATATGACATTCTCATAATTCGACACCGGAAAAATCGGCTTGCCCCAATGCCACGACTCCGGAGGCTTGATGCCGACAGCCCAATGCACGTTACGTTTGTACCCCCATTTCTCCCAATGCACGAACATCGACGGCAGCGTATTCGTCAACGCCCTCTTAATGTTGGCAGAGACAAAACCCGTGATGCTTCCCGGCATACGTTGAAAATTCCGGAGATTCCAAGCGGCGTGCAATACACCCTTACCAAAAGCGCGACCGGCACAGATAATGCTCAATCGCGCTTGGATATAGTTTATAATATCATTCTGTATGTCGTTAAGATAAACAAGATTATCACCCTTCTTTCTTAAGTTTAAACAGTTCATCCTCATTAAAATCAATCGGTTCAAAGTCAACATCCTGCACATCCTCCGACCAATACTTCTCCTTCATCGCCTTTATGCGCTCACGGATATTAGGCATACGCTTGATACCTATGACCTCCGGGTTATCGGTAGCCTTGAACGGCTGCGGAGCAATGTCATACGACAACTCCTCACGCTCATCCTTGTCAAGCTGATGGATCTTCGCAAACTGCGCCCACCCGTTGATGACCGACTTCATATCCCCCTTCTCATTCGACTTGTGGATTGCATCGAGGATGCCGGAGGACGCGAGATAAAGGTTATAATCCCGTGTGGTCTTTTCAAAGGATCCAAGTAGCACCTTGACCACCTTGAGATCATCGTAAGCCTGAGACTTTGAGATACCCCCGTAAGCCATCAGCCTTGTCACCACATCCCGGTCACGCTTAGACGGATGCTCACGCCACCAGCAAAAAGAGTCCCGGAGGCGGAAGATATGGCGGATAGTCACCGCCGGAACTCCGGCGGCAACCATCGTCTCCTCATCCGCCATGAGATACGCCTGGGCGGTATCGATCAGAGCAGGTAATGCCATGGAATTGAGAATTAAAAAATTAGAATTGAGAATTTAGAATTACGAATTGCGGTCAACAAGGTCATCGATATAACCCTTGACATGCTGTATTGCAAGAGGAGATCCGGCAGTTGCCATGGTAATCTCAGTCCTGCGTATGTTAAGCTCAGTTTCCGCACGCCCGGCATGATACGCCGAGTAAGCCGGAGAACCAACACAGGCAATCTCATCAGCCAGCTCATCAGGATCCACACCCATCAGCACCGCCACATCACGGATCGGGGTCAGCGCACCCCCATAATACCGTATCGCGTCAATCTGGTCAGCCGTCAGCATCACATGCAGGATATTACATCAGTTAATGGACGCGACACAGCCTTCATCGTCTCAAGAGACTCCGAGAGCTGCGCCACTATCTCCGGCAAGGTCATCACCACGCCACACTCATAACGGTTTCCGCGCGTCTGGTTCTGCGACGTCACCACCGCCGCATCACGATCGCCCCGGAAGAGCAACACCTTTGAATGGTTCTCACACAGATAGACACTATCAACCGCACCGCGAAGGAAGTCATAAATGGCAAGAGTCTTGCGTGCACCACGGATATCACAGAACATCGAGCACGTCAAGATCCTCCCCTCATTCTTCAGGCGAAGTATACGCCGAATGAACTCCTCCGATACAGAGAACGTCGATATGACAACGTGCGCCGGACCGGTGTAACCCAGCACCTTCTCCATCACGTCCGCTATCTGGAGAGAGTTAGAGAGATAAGCCTGCACAGGCTTATCCCCCAACGGTTTCAGATCATTCCCCGGCTTCATCTGTTTCATCGGCTTCATCTGTTTCATCGGCTTCATCGGCTTCATCATCACCCATAACAGTCAACACACCCATAGCGACAAGATCCGCAGCAGTCTCTGCATTAAACCCTGCACCCAGCGACATGATAACATCAACCGAGTTGCGGATCTTAGACAGAGCCGCATCCTTCGCATCACCCTCAGACTCCGCAAAAACCTTGCGGTATTTTGACAGCGACTTACGAGCAGCCTTCAAAACCTTCTGGTCAATTTCCGACAATACCGGACCCGATTCCGGTTCCGGCTCCCTATCCGGGTCATACTCGTCATACTTGCGCAGATTGTCACGGTAACGTCGGTCAGCATTGGCAAGCAACTGCAACTTGTCATAGCGGTCACAAGGCTTGAGATGATTCATCGCCTTAAGCTCCTCAAACAGACGTTTGACCTCAAGCAGATGATTAAGGTTATCGTCAAACAGAGCCTTAATATTAGGTGGCAAAGACTCATGATCCTCACGCCTACCCTTCTGCGACACCGGATTTCCCGGAGATTCCGGCGACGGCATGACAAGCGACTCCAGCGACTTTTCAGCCTCCGGCATAACTGTCTCCTCCATTTTTGCAACTTCCGCGACAGTCAGCCCATCGAGGCGGATGCGAAGGAACTTGCGCAACTCATAATCAAGTTTATCGGCAAACTTCGCCGGTGCACGGAGGACGGTATTATAAAACGCCTTATTACGATTCAGGCGGAACAGCATTGAAGCCCCGGCAAC